CAGGTCAATTTAGAGCACCTCTATATAGAGAGATGAATAAAGAGTTTACCACTGGTAAATATAAGGATGTTAAAATACTTGTGAATAGGTGTAGAGGAAATTTGCAATTAAAAAATTGGAAGTTTGAAGAACATTTGCCTAAAGGTATGCTATACACACAAATGTATACTGATCAAGAAATTATAGATATAATGAAATCTTTTGATAAAGATATATTAGAATGTAAAGATTTACGTCCGAGTGCAGGATTTTTAACTATACTATGGTTTATTGATAAAGTTAAAACGTATAAAAGTTTAGATTTAATAGGTTTTGATTTCTTTGCAAAATCTGTACAAGAAAGAGGAATAGATAAAAAAGGTACTATTAGCGCCGCTAATCCTCACAGTTGGCATCTACCAGTATACATGTTACCAATTGGTGCTCATGATAAAGATCTTGAACAACAGTATATATCTTTCTTAGAAAGAAGAGGATTATTAAAATGGAATTTGTTGAGTGATATAAAGGAAGGTAGTGTAAAATATACCGGTTGGATGAAAGGTATAAGAAGAATAAAATCAGCACCTAGAAGATCTAAGGTATCAAAGATTTAGCTACTATCTCAGCTAAAATTTCTATAACGATAATAATCAACACAGCGATAACATACTCCCACCAGTCATACTTACCATTATTATTAAAATCTAAGAATCTCATTTTAAAACCATTCTATAAATCTTTTTACTTTCTGTAATTTTTTAAATCCGAAATCCATAATTTTCTTAAAAGATCTTTTAAAGACCTTTGATGTATATATATACATAATTATTTTTTTACTTTCTCAAACGCTGATATTCCGAAGCAGCCTAGTGTAACCCATACAAATGAGTTATATATTACTTCATTAATTTCTAATCCACCATCTACATAAATAATACTTGTTACAAGATCTGCTACAGCAAATAAAGTCATTACTATAAATGACGCAAAGCCTATTATATTCTTCTCGTTGATTTCGTTTTTATCTTGAAATAATTTCCACATAATTAATTATTTTTCTTTTTACTACCACCACCACTAGTAACTGGGTTTGTAGCTGTAGGTGGTTTTGAAAGCGCTGGTGAAGATATATTAGATCCAGAACCAGTAATAATTTGTGTTGTTGGTCTTGGTCTTGAATAATTTATACTATTGTTATTACTATAATTGTAAGGATAATAATCATATGTATAATTATATGGACGATAATATGGTCTCATACCATAACTATACCCCATAACATTATATATAACATTAGGTCTAATTGCTTCAATAGGTATTTTTAATGTATCACCCATTTCAGTAACTGCTAACACGTGAGTTATATTTATTTTTTTATTATTTTTATATAATTGTGGTGAGCAACCATTTAATAAGGCAAATAAAACTATTGCCATAATTGCTATTAATGTTGCTGTTATTTTCTCTTTTACGTTTCTCATATTTTTATTTTGTTATCACTGAATAAGTAGTTCCGCTAGGACATTTCTTAGCTCTTAAACATCTATTTCTATTTGAACCTGGATCCACGTAACTAACATGTACCCAATCTGGATTATTTTCATCACCAAACTCCCATATCATCTGATCAAAGTCGCAGTGATCTTGAATCCAATTAAACATAGTTGAATTTGACATCACTCCATACGTGTCGTCAATATCCATTGCTTGACCATGACAATGCTGTGATTTTCGGCTTCCACCTATAGCTTTGTTCAATTCTGGTCCTCTATAGAACGAATTTATGCGTATTGGACCTCCTACGTAAGTTCTAAGGGGTTCAAATATTTTTTCTGATAACAACTTCATGTTTTGTAAATGATCGTCAGAGGGATCATTATCTAAACCAAGTCTTAAAGCAGTAACACTACGTACAGCTTCTTTGTAGCTTACGTGTTTACTTATTTTTTGCTCCATTTTTTCTACCTTTTCTTTTTTCTCCAACTATAGCATCACCAACATCATCAATTTGATTACCAACTTTTTTAACAGCTTTTGTTACATCTAGAAGTTCTTCTTTTACGTTTTTAACTCTACGTTTAACTTCTTTAGCAGCTTCTACTGCTTTTTCATCTACAGTTGTTTTACTCCAGACATAATTCCACATGCCTATAAAGTATAGTTTTGTTTTATTCCACATAATTTTATTTTTTATATTTTTTCTTTTTTTCTCCATGGTACTCGTAAGCATGACCTTCTTCTATCAAGGTGTTATTAATATTAATCTCAGATCCATCTGCATCACGTACGAAAAGTTCACCAAGAACCCTACCATATTTACCAACTCCATGAGATTTAATTCTACATACTTGAGGTTTATCACTAACGTCATATAACAATTCTTTAGTTCTAGCTTTCGCAGCCAATCCTTTTTTCTTTTCTTCTAAATCCCTAGTTCTACATTCCCATGTATCTAAACCATGTAATCGTATTCTTTTCTTTACATGTGTATCAAATCCTAAATCAATTAAAGCATCAACTGTGTCCCCGTCAACAACTCTATCAATTTTTGCTCTATATATATATTTTTCCATAATTAAAATTTAGAAGCAGTATTGACATCATCAATCGCTTCTTGTATATCGTTTAGGTTAGCAGGTAACATTAAATCTAATCCAGCTTTCCACATATCTTCTTTAACACCACCTTTAAATAATATAATAGTAGGTGCCATGCGTATTCTATATTCTTTTTTAGCGTTTGGAGCTTTTGCAATATCAACCCTGTAATAAATAGCATTTTTAATCTTATCCCAATCGGCAAAACAGTTTGTAGCATTAAAGGAAGCCCAAAACTCCACAATAACAGGTAACTTGTCATCATCTCCAAAGACATGATTTTCATTAATTTTTTCTTCGAAGTTTGAATCCTCGATCCAATACTTTGCAGGTACATCAACTTGCGCAAATATCGTATTAGTTATTAATGTTAAAAGTAATGTTATTTTGAATTTCATTTTGAATTATTTTCATGTTATCTATTATCTTTTTGCATTTCGTATAGTCTCTCATCCATCTTATTCAGTGTTTCTTTTATTTCTTCTACATCATCTTGAGTATCCATAATAGTAGCGCGAATTAATTCATCTTTCATATCGAATTCCATTCTATCTATTACTGGCTCAGGTAATGTTTTAGCTAAAGCTATATCTTGTTGTAAAGTAAACCACATACCTATCATTAGTACTAATCCTCCAACTGCCATTCCGATAGTTTTAAGATCAATAGTTACCTTTGTGTTTTCTCCTATTTCTTTTGCCATGCTTTTTTATTTAAGCGTTAAATTAATACCAAAGTTTGTGTTATATATTTCTGAATCCCAGAATCTAGTATATTCACCTTCAATAAATATACCAAGCGCTTTACTAACTTTCCAACCAAACATTAAACCTGCTTGATAATCACTCCATTGTTGACCATCTTTAGTAGGATCATAACCATCTATCTTCCAACAATTTCTATGTAAATAACTATATCCCTCATCTCCTTTAATATACTTGTGATAAGGAAGTATCCAGTTACCATAAGCGTGCAGCCAGAATTTATTTTTATAATGATAAAAATCAAAACCAATAATAGGTGCAACTTCACCAAAAGGATTAACATCAGCCCAAGCCTCTTTATTGTATCTATTCATTAAGCCACCAAACACCCTATCTCTAAAATCCCTGTCTCCATAGGCTACAATTTCCCCATCAGGATCTCTCCAAATCCAATCGTAAAACGTATCACCACTACTAGTATATGATGTATAATGATCTGTATATCCATATTCATATCCAAGAGAATACCATGGATTTAAAGCATTACCATCTTCATTAGTTTCATTTAACCATAATGCTATTGGATTATAACCATACGGTTGTTCATGTGTACGGTATATCGCTCCTGCAGATATGCTAAACTTTTTACCGATAGGTAATCTTGCCCTTGCTTCAACTGATGTATATTTAAAACCTATATTACCAGATTCTCTATTTTCAAACTTAACTATATGGTTTTTACCAGTATGTCTAACAAATAACCTTCTATTAGTAAATTTATCACCATTCATTCTCTCTTTCTCATAATGAATTAAATATTCTAAACCTTTTATAGCAGCAGTAGGAGCAGATAAACCAACATTGTTTTCATCATCACCTATACCATTGTAAAAGTTGTTACCTTTAACTTCATAGTCAAATCTAGCTAGTTTTCTTATACCTATACCATATCTATAATCAAAAGGATGGTAAACTGTGTTATCTATAACAGTTGGTATTGCATATAAATCGTTAGGATCTGTACGAATAAAGTAATCTGCTTTTTCTAATTTAGCATTACCTACATTACCAGCTGCATAGAATGTTCCATACTTAAGGAAGTCTTTATATACGTCTTTAAAAAATTGTGCGTTAGCGTTACTAGATAGTAGTAACATTAGTGTTATTAGTAGTATTCTCATAGTTTTAGTCTTTTCTATATTATTACTTAATTTCTCTATTATTTAATAGTTTTCTTTTTAAAACCCTTTCTTTTAGAACCTTTACGTTTAAATCCCTTTTTAGTTTTTCCATCAAATGGGTTTATCAAATCATCTAATTCTGTAGGTGCCATTGGTGGTAAAGGTTTAGTTTTTGATTTTTTATTATCAATACCAACTTGCCAACCTCTCCAACCTAAAGCAACTGATATTCTTTGCCAAGCTTCTAGTTCACTATTTAAAACATGTTTTAAGCTTTCTGTTTTATAAAATATTTTATCTGTTGGTAGATTTATAGCAACTGATATTAAATTAGCAAAAGATTCGTGTATAGGATTTGTAGGGTCTAATAAATCTTTTTGACTCATTTCTTTTTTATTAAATTTAAAAGTTTGCAATGCTGAATAGAATTTTCTTGCCTTACTACCAATTGGTGGTGATACGTTAAATCCTTCTATTAGTACATACGTCATATCTTGTTTAAAAGTATCTTTATCCTTTTGTTTTTGGAATTCAAGATACATATTTTTAAGAGTTGAAGCTATAGCCATTTTATAACCTAAACCTCTTAATATAGAATCTGACATACCATTCATTATATTAAAAGCTCTATCTCGTTCTTCATCTTCTGTTTCATCATCAAAGTATAATGCAAACAACGCTTGTTGCATAGCGTTAAATATTAAGTTTTGTACACCAAAATAATAAACTATTTTAGATACATGGGTCATATCACTTTCGGCTTGTGTTAATCCAGGTACTCTTCTTCGATGATATAAATCTAATATAGATTTTTTACCTAATCTATTATACTGCATTGTTACATTTTGAAATGCTAATATAACTCTACCAATTGGACTTGCTTGTTGTTGTGATATAAGATCTGGCCTACTTGATTGCTGTGTTTTGTTTGCAATTTCTTGCATATCGATAAATGCTTTTTCTTCTGCAGCTATTTGTGATAAACCTTGTTTTTTATATGTATTAGTTCTATTTCTAAACATACTAGCACCACCTAAAGCAATAGCAAAACTATCCATCATTTGAGTTGGTAAAAATCCTTTTTTCAATAACCATGATATAGCGGTCTTAACTTTATTCTGAGAACCTCTAACGTGATCAGCTATTTCTTGCCAGTTTACATCCATTTTTAATCCTGATCTTCTTTGTTTTAGAAAATCAGAGTTAAATATCATTGCAAAATCTTCCCAGAATTGTGCTTGATTCGCAAATGCAGCACCAGCTTTTAACATGTTGTTATCTGACCAGTTAACAAAGTTAGCAAATGATATACCCTGTAATACAGCTGATCTAGTATTTAAAAACATAATAACACCGATAGAGTTATTAACCCAATTCATTAAACTGTTTACGTGTCTATTTTGTCCAAAGTTTCTATTAGTTCCGTTTTCCATACGGTATAATATATCTTCTAAAGCCTCTCTATAATCTGTACCATATATTGCTTGTATTTTATTTAAATTTTCTTCAGAAAATATTTCATTTTTATTTGTAATAAATTCA